CGAGCGGTGCGCGGCGGCCGCCGTCGAGTACATCGACACCCGGATCGACGCCACCGAGGCGGTCGACGCCGATGCGGTCGCCCATCTGCAGCACGCCGCGGTGACGCTCGCCGTCGACCTGTACCCGTACAACCGGCAGCTCACCGACCTCGACCTCGACGCCGTCGCCGCGGTGCGTCCGCTGATGCTGCCCTCCAAGCAACGCTGGGGTGTGGCGTGAACCGGCTCGGCATCGCCCGCAAGGCACTCGCCGTCGCCCTGGAGGCGGTGCTGCCCGGCCGCACGTCGGCACATCCGCCGGCCGGCTACCGCTACGTCGCCCCGTTCATCTACATCGAGCAGCCGTTCGTGAACCGGGCAACGCTCGGCCGCGGAACCCAGATCTCGGTCGCCACGTTCCCGGTGTGGATCGTCTACGACGGCACCGACTCCGCCCAGGTCGACGGGCTCGACGACGTCGTCTCGAACGCTTGGGATGCCGTCACCGCGGTCCGCAACGCCGAACCCCAAGCGGTGCGTGCCGACGACGTCGCGCAGTCGCCCGGCTCCGAGCGTCGGCTGCGGGCGGCGGTGATGTCGGTCGAGGTCACCTTGACCGCGGTCTCGCTGTGCCTGCCGACGCCGGCCACCTCGCAGATCCCGTCCGAGCCCGTACCCCAGGAGATCACTCATGGCTGACGCAGTCATCTTTCAGATCGAGCAAGGCGTCATCGCCTTCCAGGTGGTCGACACCGCCGAGGCCGGTTACGAGGCGTCGTGGCTCGCCCCGGGCGGCGCCGGCGTCGACACCGCCGACCTCGCCGACTACGAGGCCGGCTCGGCGTCGTGGACATGCCAGACGACGAGCGGCGCGCTCACCGCGGCACAGGACACGACGACCGTCGACGTTCCGGCGACGTTCTGCAACCCGGGCCGCTCGATCCCGCAGCCGGCGCAGACCAGCTACTCGCTCGACCTGTCGTTCCTGCAGGACCCGAACGTCGCCGCCGGACTCTCGGCGTTCCTGTTCGAGCACGACACGGAGGAGGCCTACGTCCTGTTCGGCATGGCCGGTTCCGCCGGGACCGCGCCGGCGTTGACGGTCAACCCGCCGAAGCTGATCGGGCGTGTCCGGCTCGTTGCCGGCACCATCGGCGGCGCCGCCCGTACGACGCTCACGTCGGACATCTCGCTGCCGCTGTCCTCCAAGCCGCAGATCCAGTTCGGCGCCGGTTCGACGACGGTGATCATCCCGCCCACGGTCGGCGCCCTCGCCGCCGAACCCGAGCCCGAGATGGCAGAGGTCTGAGGCCGTCGCCCGAGGAGAGCATGAGTGGAAGCGCCGTCATCCTTGGCTGGTCATGACCGCCGCTGCCGCCCTGGGTCGACTGGCGCGTGACGTCGCCCGGTTCGCCGATGACTGGCCGCGTCACGGCGCCGAGGTAGCCGCCGACATCCTGCGTGGCGAGCTCGCCGCTGATGGTGGCGGCTCGTTCTCCAACGCCCCGCACATGTCGGCCCGTGTCGAGGTGCGGGGCGGCAACGGTGAAGCGGCCGCGGTCGGGGTGGGTGGCGGCTGGACGTGGTTGCAGCACGGCACCGAAGCGCACACCGTCACCGGCACGGGACCGCGGGGGCTGCTGCGCACCCCGTACGGGCCTCGACGAACCGTCAACGTGGCAGGGATGGACGCCAAGGGCACGTGGACCCGGGGGGCCGGTCGGGCGGTTGACGCCGCCCGCAAGGACGCCGGCACCGCGTTCGCGAGGGCGGTCGGCTGATGGCCCGCGAAGAACTGTCGATCCACGTCAAAGCCGAGGATGACGCCTCCAGGGTTCTCGACAAGGTCGCCGGAACGGTCGACGAGCTCGAAGGCGAAGACGTCAAGGTCAAGGTGTCCGCCGACACCGGGGATGCTGAACGGGACATCGCCGGCCTGCTGTCGAAGGTCGACAAGCTGGGAGCTGGTCAGGCTTCCAACCTGCTGCTGACGACCAACGCGTCGCAGATCACCCAGGAGATGGCCGATCTCGTCATCAAGCTGGACACGCTCGACGCCAACGACCCGAAGGTCGACATCACCGTCGCCAACATCGCCCAGCTGCAAGGAGACCTGGAGCAGATCTCGGCGAAGGCGAAGGAGATCAACGACACCCCGATCCAGCTGGACACGTCCGGCGCGACGCAGGGCATCGACCAGATCGGCAGGTCCGCCGACTCGTCCAAGAGCGTGCTCGCCAACATGGTCGGCAACGCCACCCAGGACCTGGGTGCGTTGGGTGGGGTCGCCGGCTCGGTCGGGGTGGCGATCGGTCAGATGGGCGAGTACATGGCCGACGCCGCCGCGTCCGGCGAGAAGTTCGGCAGCATCATCTCGAACTTCGGCAAGGTCGTCGGGCCGATCGCCGTCATCTCCGGGGCGCTCGCCGTGATCGGCAAGCTCCAATCGAACAACGCCGAGGCGGCGGAACTTGCCGCCGATTCGGTGGAGCGCTGGGGCACCGCGATGGAGGGGGCGGGGAGCGCCGCGGCCAACTACACCGAGGCGTTACGCGACGCCGGCGAAGTGATGCTCGACCTCAACAAGCTGAGCGACGAGCAAACCCAGGTTGTCGACAACGCGGCGACGTCGTGGCACGGACTCGAAGGCGTCTTCGGGCTGTTCAAGGGCCGGACAGAGGACGTCGCCGACATCTTCGACAAGGCCAACCTGTCGGTTCGGGACTTCAACGAGTCAGTGACGGAGGGCGCCGCAGGCCAGCGGGAGTGGACCGAGGCCGTCAACGCCTCCAACATCAGTGACAGCGAGAAGGCGAAGCTGCTTGGCCTGTTCACCCAAGAGGCGGCCAACTACGCGCAGGCACAGGCGGACATGGCCCGCAACGAGGAGATCTTCGGCGGGGCGACAGAGGACTCGGCGGCGACGCTGGAAAAGAAGACTGCGGCGCTGCAAGCTCAAGCGGCGGCGCTCGGCGCCACCGCCGACATGCAGGCGGAAGCCGCTCAACGCGTACGTGAACAGGACGCCGCCTACCGTGAGGTGGCGGCCGGCATGGGCGAGGCGATCGACGCCGCCGACGCCTTAGCCGCCGCCCTCGAACAGGTCAACGCAGCATCCGAGCTCGATTTCTCGCTGATGGCGTTGGACACCGTCGACAGCTTCGACGCCATGAAAGAAGCGATCAAGGGGACCAAGGACGTCGCCGTCGACTGGGCGACCGTCGACCTCACCCCTGACTCCGTCGAGGAGTTGAAAGGGATCCCCGACGAGTTGGCCGCAGTCACCGAAGGCATCTCGGGGATGCGCGACACGATCCAAACCGAGCTGAACGCAGCGTTCGAGACCGGCGGGATCGACGCCTACACCGCCAAGGCCGACTTCTTCCGCGCCCAGGTGCTCGAACAGTTCCCGGCGGCGTTCCAGGCGATGGGTGCGTCCAGCGAGGAAGCCACCGCGCAGGCGACGGCGTTGGCCGACGAGCTCGGCCTGATGCCTGAAGACATCCAGATCATGATCCAGCTGACCCGGGCGGAAGAGGCCAAGGCGGCGCTGGAACAGTTCTCGTCGTTCATCGACACGTACCTGCCTCCCGAGGTGGCGGTGGCGATCCGCACCGCGATCGCCGAGGGCGACATCGAGGGCGCGTTGGGGCGGCTCAACACCGAGCTGATCAACAAGGGTTACGACCCGATCGTCCTGCCGACCGACGCCGACACCAGCGGAGCGGCGGACGCGATCGACGACGTCGTCGCCCAAGCCGACAGTGCGGAAGGCACCATCACCGTCGACTCCGACACGGCCAGGGCCAAGGCCGGCATCTCCGGCGTCAAGGACGCCAAGTACGACACGACGATCACCGCCGACGCCGACACCGCCAGAGCCGCCGCCGGCCTGCTCGACGTCACGTCCCGCCAACGCAACGCGACGATCTACGCCGTCGCCGACGCCAACGCCGCCGACACCCGACTGGACAGTGTCGCCAACCAGGCACGCACGGCGACGATCACCGCTGACGCCAACACCGGCAACGCCGCCCGCGAGCTGGACAACCTGGCCCGGCCCCGTAGCGCGTCGATCAACGTCACCGTGCACCGCACCGAGGTGCTCACCCGGGTGGACGGGGGCGGCTGACTTGTGGCACTTGTCGGCACCTTCGACGCCTCGACGTTCGTCGAAGGCAACTTCTCCACCTACCCGGAGTTGCCGGCCGGGGTCACCCTGTACCAGCCGACGATGCACTGGCTCGTCATCGTCGCCGGCGTCGTCTTCGGTCAACCCGTCGAACCCGACGACCTGCTGTTCGCACTGCCGAGCCCACGCCCCTACGGGTACTTCAACTACGGCGACAGGCAGTTCGGTGGCGCCAACCGTGACGGCGACTGGGAGGTCGAAGAGGTCTGGTTCCTGGCGTGGGACGCCGGCGCGGCGCCGCCCGACCAGGTCCCCCACCCGAACGCCGGCTGCCCGTTCACGACCGACGACCAGCCGTTCGGTGATTGGGCGCCGGGGTGGCGGATCGTCGTCGACGCCTTCTACAACATCGACACCGAGGCCCGCACCTACGGCACCGACCTGTACGGCGACCGGATCTACGGATCGGTCAACGGGCAGGGGGCGGGACGTTGGGTCGACATCACCGAACCGTCGTTCCAGATCGACATCGGCGACGGCATGCGTAATGGTGGGCCGCGGGTCACCGTCGCCGAGGTCGTCATCGAGTTCTTCGACCCGGTCGGCCGCTGGTTCGACATCGTCGCACCGGAAACATGGTTCCAGCCGCAACCGGGCACGGCGATCCGGGTCGGGTTCCTCGACCCGTTGTGGCGGTACCACCCGCTCATCTCCGCCGTCATCGAGCGGATCGAGGACGTCCACGACGGCGACCATCCCCGTGTCGTCGCCGTGCGCGGGTTCGGACGGATCATGGATCTGACGGTCGACGTGCCGCAAGTGACCCGCCCGGTCGAGCTCGCATCGAGCAGGGTGAATGCTCTAGCGGAGATGGCCGGCTGGTACTGGGACGACGGACCGCGCTTCTACCCGCCGGCCGACGCCACGCTGCACCCGATCGCCGAGCCGGAAGACATCACGATCCGCGACGAGATCGACCGGGCATGCCAGTCGGTCGGCTGGTTCCTCGACTCCGACAAGCAAGGCCGGATGCGGGTCCGCACCTGGCCGCACGAACCGACCGGCACACCGCTGCACGTCGTCGACTGCGCCGGCGTCGACGGGCTCGTCGCCCACTCCATCGCCTTCACCAACGACCAATCGCTACTGCTCAACTACGTGTTCACGTCGAACGTCGCAGACCCGCCGGCCTACGTCATCGTCGAGGACGGCGGATCCGTCGGACGGTTCGGGCGTCGCGGCCGCGCCTACGGGTTCCCGCAGTCGGGGCTGGCATGGGAATGGCCCGCCGACGCCGAGGTGTGGGTGCGACGGGTCGTTGACCGGTTCGCCTACGTCACCCGCCAAGCCGAATCGTTCGAGACCGACACCCACGTCGACCCAGGCTGGCTGCCGGCGCTCGCCGACCTCGACACCGGCCGCGCCGTCACCGTCGAACGCTCCGGGCTCCGCCCGCTGATCCTTGACGGGGTCGTCGTCGGCTGGCGGCACCATCTGATCCCCGGCCGCTGGGAATCCACCGTGTTCGTGTCCACGATCACCGAAAGCCTCTGAGGAGATCGACCATGGCCTACCCGCCGGCGACCCTGCCAACGAACCGGACGAACGCCACCCCGCAGCAGGACGTCCACCCCGCCGACCACAACACCACCAACGTGGCAATCAACGACATCGTCGCCGAGCTCGGCCCCAACCCGTCCGGCCAGTTCCCCACCGTGTCGGCGCAGTTCGCCCGTTCCGGCGGCTCGCTGGTCCGCAACGCCGACGCCGGTTTCGCCGCCGGTTCGTACAGCATCGTCTCCAACTTCCCGACGTCGCCCGACGACACCGGTGGCTTCACCAACGCCTCCACCGGGGTGATCACGATCCCCGCCGACAAGGCCGGGGTGTACGCGATCACGATCTCCTATGCGTGGCGGGCCCCGACCCCCACCGGCTACTGCTCGATCGTCATCAACAACGACACCGACCCGCTCCACGGGCTGCGTTACGACTTCACCACCATCCCCGGCGGAGCGAGCGCGCACACCCTGATCCTGCCGCTCGCACCCGGCAACACGATCGACATGCGCGTCTACGTCGCCGCCGCAGCAACGCTCGCCGTGGCGGCGCTGCGCGTCGTGCGAATCGGCAACACCTAGAAAGGACCCCGATGACCTACGCCATCAGCAGCCAGATCGCCAACGACTCGGCGTTGTTCGCCCGCATCACCGCCGCTGCCGCCGAGGAGGGTGCCGCCAGCCCCGAGTACACGACGTCGTCGTTCCTACGTTGGCCGGTGGCGATCGCCAACGACGTCGTCGCCGCCTACGCCTCGGCGCTCGCCGCCGGCAACCCGAACCCGGGAGGTGACGAAGCGGTGATCACCGATCAGATGATCCTCGGCGTCGTCCAGGCGAACTGGCCCGACAACCCGAACCCGCCGACGACCACGTGAGGGAGGTGACCCGATGAGCGACACACCCGTCCAACCCGAGCCTGAGCAGCCCGACGAGCCCGACGACGACATCCCCGACGAGCCAGAGCGGTGACCGTCCAGACCGAGTTCTGGTCCTGGCAGAACGCGCCGATGAAGCCTGACCCGAAACGGTGCTCCCCGCTGAACACGACGCTCACCGGCTACCTGCTGAAGCGGTGGGGCGGCCAGAACCTCGGCTGCTACAACCCGCGCAACACCACGACCGGCTCATCCCCGTCGACGCACTGGTCCGGCGCCGCCAACGACTGGCGCTACCAGTCGCCGGGCATGGGGCGCCAAGCGATGCTCGACCAGGTGATGCCGTGGCTCATCGACAACAGCCGCGAGCTCGGTGTTCAGGCGATCCACGACTACGCCGGGAAACGGATCTGGCGGCCGCCGGGGACCTCGGGACGTCCGAGCACACCGAGCCCGGAGTGCGGCTGGCGCCCGGCGTCGTCGAGCGACATGCACCCGGCCAACACGTGGCTACACATCGAGGTGCTGAATACCCGCTGGGGAGATACCCGCAGCGTCGAGGAGATGCTCGCCACGTCCCCGACCCCGCCGGCCCCGGCGTCGCGTCCGCCGCAGTGGTGGGCGCGGGAACGTCCCCGACAGACCACGACCCTAGGAGGTTGACCCGATGGCGCAGATCATCATCCGCAACCAGGACAAGCCCGACCTCGGCTCGTACCTGTTCGACGAGACGTACGGGTGGAAGCGCTGGGTATCCGGCGGTGAGGGACGTATCCGCGGCGCATTCGCCCAGGCCGGTGCGCAGCTCGACGCCGCCGCCGAGATGAACGTCGACGACACCACCTGGAACGAGATCCCCGAGCTGGTCATCGAGGACGGGTACTACCGCATCAAGTGATGGACACCCGCCTGATCGCCGTCGTCGCGTTCGTCATCGCGGTCATCGTGCTGCTCATCGTCGTGCTGTGACCGCGCAGGACGACGCGCCGGCGGCGCCCGAGGAGCCACGACGCCGGCGCCTGCTGGATGTGCTCGCCGAGCGCTCAGTGGTCGAGATCATGATCCTTGTGCTCGTGCTGGTCGTGTCCATCGCCATCCTCGCCTCCGGCATGACCGTGGCGATCATCGAGATCACCCACCCCGAGTCCGACACCACCGACATCGTCGACGCGTTGACATCGACGATCACGACCATCCTCGGCGCCCTCCTCGGCCTGATCGCCGGACGCTCCGAGACGCCTCACTCGTGACCCCGACCGTCGCCATCGGCACACTGGCGGCCGCCGCCGTGGCGAGCGGCGCGCTGATACTCGGCGTGTTCACATATCAGGCGATCGCCGACGTCGACACGGAGCCTCCTCCACCGACAACACTGGTCGGCAACCCGGCTGGTCCTCCTGGTCCCACCGGTCCCGTCGGGCCAGCCGGGCCACGCGGGGAGCGCGGCGAGCAGGGATTCACCGGCTTCCAAGGCTTGCCCGGCCCGACCGGACCGCAAGGCGAACCGGGTGAACAGGGCCCGCCAGGTGCCCCAGGAGCATCCGGTGCCGACGGTGTGGACGGTGCAGACGGGACCGACGGCTCAGACGGCGCACGAGGCGCCACAGGCGCCACAGGAGCCACAGGCCCCACAGGAGCAACCGGTCCGCCCGGAGAGCGCGGGGAGCCGGGGATCGGCGTACAGGGTGAGCCTGGCCCGCCCGGGGTCGTCGGCCCGGCCGGCCCGACGGGCGGTACAGGTCCGACCGGACCTGCCGGAAGCGTAGGAGCCACCGGCCCTGCAGGCCCGCCGGGACCGGCGGGTGAACCGGGACCGTTCTGCCCGACCGGCTTCCACCCCGAGAGCATCGAGCTGCATCAGCGGGAACCGGTCGACACCGACCGGGCGGTCACCATCTGCGTTGCAGACGGCTGACCGTGCAGTCGGCGCAGAGGTCGCGGCCGCGGTCATCACTTGTCCAACCCGCTTCCTCGTTGGCGACGCGCCGCGCCTCGTCGGTCGTCAATGCCTCGACGCGGCCGATGGCTCGGCAGGTGTCGCAGTTGATGGTCACCAGCTTCGAGTGACGAGAGAGTCGCACGCTCATGACCGGCGACGCTATCCAGACCGCTTCCACTTTCCTACACTGTGGCGCACTTGAATGCATTCAAGTGCAGGTAGATGCACTAGACTGCACTGGAATCAGCAGGTAGCCATGGCATGGAAGAGGCCGAGGGTTCGATTCCCTCCAGCTCCACGAAACCCCAGCGTAATAGGGGTTTCACAAGGGCGACAGGGGCGTCGAGAGGCCTGCCGAACCTGGTCCAGACCGCTTCCTAGGGGTCTAGACCGCTTCCATGCAGCCACACGACAGGAGCCATCCGATGCCAACCCCAGCCACCCCCGCCGACCTCGAACTGATCGACGACCTGCTCGTCGAATGGGCCGCCACCGACAACACCAAGGCACAGGCCCGCTACATCCTCGCCCGCTTCGCCGCCTGGCTCGCCGAGCGCTCCAGCCACCTCGCCGCAGCCACCCAGACCGACTGCATCGAGTTCCTCCGGCAACGCCGCGGCGAGGTCAAGGCGGCCACCGTCGTCAAGTACTGGTCGGTGCTCAAGGCGTTCTACAAGGTCGCCGAAAGCGACGTCGCCGACCCGCTCGGCGGTCGCCGCTCCCCGATGGCCCGGATCCCCAAACCGGCCGCCCCCCGCTACGCCCGCACCAAGGCCGCCCGCGCCGACGAGTTCGACCGGCTCGTCGCCAGCTTCGACCGGCGCACCACGATCGGGCTGCGCAACGCCACGATGTGCTCGCTGATGTGGCGCTCCGGGCTGCGCGTCGGCGAGCTCCCCCAACTCGACCTCGCCGACGTCGACCTGGACAGGCGCCGGGTGCTCGTCGCCGACACCAAGAACGACGAACCGCGCCGCCCCCCGATCCACCCCGACACGCTCGCCCTGCTGCGCCGCTACCTGCGTCGCCGCGGTGACCGCCCCGGCCCGCTGTTCCGCACCGAAGGCTCCCGCGCCCGCTCCGATCGTCTCACCGTGGCGTCGATCCAGTCGATGTTCAAACGGGCCGCCACCCACGCCGGGGTCACCCTCACCCCGCACACGTTGCGTCGCGGCTGGTGGGCCGAGTACGTCGACCACGGCGGCGACGTCGTCACCGGCATGCACATCGCCGGCTGGTCACGCGAGGAGATGCCGCACCGCTACCTCGCCGACCGCCGCGACGACTCGGCGCAGAACGTGTTCGACGCCGTCGCCGCCCGCCAGGTCGCCGCCGACCGCGGACGGCGCCGGCTGACCGCGGTCTAACCGGCGAGGCTGCGCATCAGGCGCAGCACCGCCGCCAGGTCGCCGCGCTCCAGGCGGCGAGCCAACGCCACCATCTCGTCGAACGGCGGCTCCAGGCGGGCCAGCTCGCTCAACGCGGCGGTGACCGCCTCGACCACCGCCTGACTCTGGCCGTGCAGCTGGGCGGTGATCCAGTCCCGGTCGGGTGACCCGCTCACCAGCCCAGCCTGACCCAACTTCTCGGCGTCGAGAATCGCCTGCGCCCGGTCCAACCCGGCCAGCGTCGGACCCTGGTAGGCACGGTCCTGACCCTGCTCGATCGCCCGCAACGTGGCCAGCTTGACGTGCCCTGTCCGGACCAGCGCCTCTTGCGACCGGCCCAGTTCGCTGCGCCGGTTCTTGGCCGCCTGGCCGAGCCGTTTGGACATCTCTGCCCGCGACGCTATGGCCCGTCCGCTCGCGCCTGTCTGTGGTTCCTCGCTCATCCGCCCGCCGCGATCGACAAATAATTTCGAGCGCAGCTCTACTGCGCCTCGGTGCATCTGAGCGTATCTGAGCGCACCACGGTGAGTGCATCCACAGGGTGTGGAGAGTTCTCCACACGTTGTGCCCCCTTCCTGTCCACAGCACCAACCTGCACATATGGGCGAAGATGCGCGGAACTGACACAGTCAGAAGGTTGCACATGTCCACAACATCCGACGCCAACGACGAGCACGCCGGCGACATGCCGACCCGTCTCCTTTCCGCCGAAGCCGTCGCCGCCTGGCTCGGCGTCAACTACCGCACCGTGCTCGACTACATCGCCGCCGGCGACCTGCCCCACGTCCCGATCGGCCGACGCAAGCTGGTGCGCGCCGACGACCTCGGCGCGTTCATCGACGCCCGCACCGTGCGGGGCGCCGACTGATGACCCGTTCGCCCGCCGTCGACGCGCCTCTCGACCGGCCCGCGTCGGCGGCGGCGACACTGTTCGGTCCCCCCGGCGACAGCGCCACCTCTCCTGCTGTCGCCGGGGTCATCCGTCCCGCCCCCAAACGCCAACGCGGCCCGCGGGCCAGCGAGGCCGACTGTCAACGCACCATCGTCGAAGCCGCCCACGTCCTCGGCTACCGGGTGCTCGCCATCCGCCCGGCGCTGAACCGCAAAGACCACTGGCAGACCCCGATCCAAGGCGACGCCGGCTACCCCGACCTCACCCTGGTGCACCCGGTCGCCGGCGTCATCTTCGCCGAGCTGAAACGGCGACCCAACCGGCTCGAACCGGCGCAGGGTGTGTGGGGACGCTGCCTGCTCGACGCCGGCGCCCGCTGGCTGCTGGTGTGGGTCCCCGAGGAGCTCGACGCCTTCTGTCAGTCCCTCGCCGACTGGACCCGGCGATGAGTCGACCCAACCACGGCACTGTCCGACGCTTTGACCTCGGATGCTCCTGCGGACGATGCCGTGAGGCCGGCGTGGTGTATCGCGACCACCTTCCACCGACCGAGGCGCCCACTGGTAATGAGGCGCTGGCGCATGCCCGGAGTCATGGCATCCCCGAGGTCCACGTCCCGCGCCAGGCATTGCTCGCCGGCCTGAGGCGGGTGGCGTCGTGAGGCATTGCCGGACCTGTGTCTGCGGCGTCCCCGCCCCGCTCGTCGTCGACGTCCACGCCCCGTTCTACGCCCTCGTCGTGCTGATCGACCGGATCACCTACGACGAAGGCCGGCGCACCAACCGCAAGGCAGCAGCGTGATGCGCCCCCGCACCATCCTGCGCGCGCTGGCACTCGTCGCCGGCCTGACCGCCTGCACACCGACTCAGGTCGACAAGTGGCTCAGCTGGTACCAGCAGGACCCGGACGCCGCCATCGAGTACGCCAACCGCCCCGAAGTCCAAGCCCAACTCGTCGCCGAGCCGGATGTGCGCCGCGGCGACGTGTGGGACCGCATCGCCGAATGCGAGAGCGGACAGTCCTGGTCGTACAACGGCGGGTCCGGCTACGACGGCGGATTGCAGTTCCTGCCGGCCACGTGGCGCGCTTACGGCGGCCAGGAGTTCGCCGACTTCGCCCATCAGGCCAGCCGCGAGCAACAGATCACCGTCGCCAACCGCGTCCTTGAGGACGTCGGCTGGCGTGCTTGGCCGACCTGCTCACGACGGCTCGGTTTGCGGTGACGTCGGCCTGGTGGTTCGTGGCGTCGGTCGTCGGGATCGTGCTCACCGGTGTCGTGCTCGAGGTGTGGCAGCGACGCATCGTCCGGCGCGACATGGACCGCCGGCGTGAGCACCACGACTTGATGCGTGAGGTGCGGCGGCACGGGCCGACGACCGGGCCACGCCATCACCGACGGATCGAACCGACCGAACCGAGGAGGCGACCATGAGCGGGTTCCGCCGCGTCAAGCGCGGCAAGTGGTGGAGCTACGAGCTCGACGGCAAACGCCTCCCATCGGTGACCACCCTCATCTCCAAGGGCGTCCCCAAGCCGAACCTCATCGACTGGGCGGCGCGCGCCGCCGCCGAGTGGGCGGCCGACAACGTCGACGAGATCTCCCGCCTCGACCGCGCAGCGGCGGTCGACGTCATCAAGTCCGCCCACTCCCGCTCCCGCAACCTCGCTGCCGCCAAGGGCACCGACATCCACGGCATCGCCCAGGCCCTCGCCGAAGGCCAAGCCGTCGACATCCCCGACACGGTCGCCGGCTACGTCGACGCCTACCTCGCCTTCCTCGGCGACTGGCAGCCCGACGTCGTCGCCCTCGAAGCGGCGATCGTCTCCAAGCGATGGCGGTACGCCGGCACCTTCGACCTCGTCGCCTGGCTGCGCGCGATCCACCCCGACCGGCCCGTGCTCATCGACATCAAGACCGGCGGCTCCGGGGTGTGGCCCGAGACCTGCCTGCAGCTCGCCGCCTACCGTCACGCCGAGTTCTACCTCGACCCGGCCGGCAACGAGCAGCCGATGCCCGCCACCGCCGGCGGCTACGCCCTGTGGCTCGGCGACGACGGCACCTACGAGCTGCTCCCGGTCCAATCGGACGACGACATCTTCGCCGCCTTCCTCCACGCCGCCCACGTCGCCACGTTCTGCGGCCGCGAGAAAGACGACCTCATCGGCCTGCCACTCCCGGCGCCGGTCGTGGCATGAGCAACGTCGTGCCGTTCGACGGCTACGTCGAGGCGGTGCCGCCGGCACGCTCCGGGCCGGGGGCGGTCATCGCCCTGGCCGACGACTACTGGCGGCTGGCCAACCGCGTGTCGGCCACCGAGTTCGTCCCCTCCAAGCTGCGCAACCGGCCCGAAGCCGTCCTCGCCGCGCTGCTGTCGGGCGCCGAGCGTGGCCTCGGCCCGATGGAGTCGCTGCGCTCCATCAACGTCATCGAGGGCACACCGTCGCTGTCGGCGGAAGCCAAGCGCGCCCTCGTGCTCGCCGCCGGCCACGACATCGACATCGTCGAATCAACCGCGATGAAGTGCACCGTCAACGGGCGACGCCGCGGCTCCGACCACACCACGTCGTTCACGTGGACGATCGACCGGGCCCGCCGCGCCAACCTCGCCAACAAGGACAACTGGCGGAAGTACCCCGAAGCGATGCTGCTCGCCCGTGCTACCAGCGAGCTGTGCAACGCCGTGTTCCCCGACATCACCGCCGGCCTCGCCACCACCGAGGAGATCTCCGACGAGCTCGCCCTCGAGCCGACGACGACCCGACGCAAGCCCCCGGCCACGAGGCGGCACGTCCCGCCGGCGCCGGAGTCCCTTCACCCGGCGCCGGCCGCGGCCGCCGCACCCACCACGACCCCACCACCGGCGCCACGTGCAGCGGTGAGCGACGACACCGACCTCGGTGGCATCCCAGGCGCCGACGAACCGTCCTGGGCCACACAGACCCCCGCCCCCGAACCCGTCCAGCCGGCCGACCCGGAGATGGCGAAGCGGATCCACGCCGAGATCGCCAAGGCGTTTCCCGACGCCTCAGCAGCAACGAGGGACCGCTACCGCCACGCCCTCGTCGCCTGCGTCACCCGCCGCCGCCCCGCCGGCGTCGTCGCCTCCTCGGCCGGGCTCAGCTACGAGGAGCAGCTCGAGCTGTCCAAACGGATCACCGACATCCTCGCCGGCCGAGCCAGCGTCGCTGACGGCCCCGACGACACCGTCGAGGTCCGCCCGGGCGGCGGCTGGACGTACACGGTCAGCTTCGACCCGCTCGCCGTCGTCGGCTCCCGCAGCAGCAGTGGCGAGGCGCTGCAACCCGACGAGGTCATCACCGACGACCAGCTGACCCTCAGCGAGGAGGCCACCCAGTGACGCTCAAGCCGTACGAGGACCGCGACGTCGTCGCCTCCACCATCAAGATCGTCCGCGCCGGCGACGGACTCTCCGAAGCCCTCACCGTCGACCCCGTCGAATACCACGTCGGCGACGAGGTCCACGTCGTGCTCCGCACCGAGTGCACCAAGGTCACCTACGAACCGGTCAAGGACACCGACGTGCTGCGCCGGGTGCACACCTTGTCGACTGCGTTCGGCACGATCGTCGACGAGGCGTTCGCCAAGGCCGTGCTCGCCGAGCAGCAGCTGATCATCGAGAAGGCCAAGGGGATCCAGCGCATCCCCGGTGTCGACGAGGACGGCGAGTGATGGACCCCGACGAACCGGTCATGCTGTCGACGGAGCTCAAGGAGCTCTCCGTGGGGTCGCTCTACGTCAATGTCGACTTCAACGAGCTGCTCTCCAACCGATCTGAGCAAGAGGCGTTCGAGCTGATCGGCAAGCTCAAGGACCTGCTGGCGTGAGCGGCACCACCGACGTCACACTCGACCCGCGATTCCTCGCCGCCGTCAAGCTGCTCGAACGCACCGGCGCCCGCAACTTCCGCATCGCCCACAGCCCCGAGGACGACGGCGACCCGACCGTGTGGTACGCCACGGCGACCTGGTACATGCGCAGCGGCCGCCCGGTCGCCGACTCCCGTGGCGGCGCCGCCGTCGTCCACGAAGCCGCCGCCGCGATCAACCCGGTCACCGCCGTGCTACGCCTGTGCGAGCAGGTCATCGACGGCGGCGAGTGCGCCCACTGCGGCCTGCCCACGATCTTCGTCGAGGACACTGACACCGGCCTGCTTGACCGCATGGGCTGCGTCTACGCCTGGGACCCGGAGCTGGCCACGTTCCGCCGCGGCTGCGAGGGCGACACATGACCTGGCCGACTCCATCTGAGGCGCTCGCCCACGACGCCTGCGCCCTGTGCCTCGGCGACGGTCGCACATTCGACCTCGTGCTCGGTGAGCCCCGCGCGTGCTCGGCCTGCGATGGCTCAGGCCAAGCGCAGGACATGTACGCCCACCTCTGCGACGATCCCCGGTGCCCCGACCATGGCTGAGACACCCGTCGTGCGCGACGTCGACGGTGTGCTCGTCATCGACTGGCCACACCCGCGCCCCGTCGAGTTCACGATCGAGGCGCTCGTGGTGCTGGCCAACATCGGCAAGGAACGCGAGCGCGATGGGTGACCGCTGCCGCTCCTGCGACGCCCCGATCGAGTGGGCGATCACCACCAAGGGTCAACGCATCCCACTCGACCCCGAACCGGGACCCGGCGGCAACCTCGTGCTCGTCGACGGCGTCGCCCGCCACCCAACACTCGGCGAGGGCGTCCCGTACCTTCAATACACCTCCCACTTCGCCACCTGCCCCGACGCCGAACGGTTCCGACGCAAGGGCAAGGTGCGCCGATGATCGAGTACGGCTCGCTCGAGGTGGCCGAAGCCGCCGGCCTCGCCTACCAACGCCTCCACCGGTGGTGCGCCGCCGGCGCCGTACGACCAAGCATCGCCAACGCCGACGGCACCGGATCACGCCGCCGCTGGTCGAACCTAGACCGCGACGCACTCACCGACATCGCCGTCATCGCCGAAGACCTCGCCGTGCTGGAGATCGACATGTCCATCGAGCTGGTCACACGACTGTGGGACATGTGCCACGCCGACCCCGACGCCGACCACCTCGAACTGCTCGCCGGATCGATCACCGTCACCGTCGACCGACGCGACCGCCGCGCCATCCAGCAGCGGCGCTCCGACAACCTTGTCCGCCGCGGGCTGGAGGAAGAGTGACCGATGGCCTGGTTCCGGCTCGAGGACAGCTTCCACCACCACCCCAAAGTGCTCAAGGCCGGCAATGCCGCGGTTGGACTGTGGGTGCGCTGCGGCACCTGGTCGTCGGAGTACCTCACCGACGGGCTCATCCCCGACGAGATCGTCCAAGGCATGGGCCGCACCCGCGAGGTCGATGCCGCCATCACGGCCCGGCTGTGGGTCGCCGCCGAAGGAGGACTGCTGATGCCCGACTACCTCGACTTCAACCCGGCTGGCTCCGAGGTGAAGCAGCGACGCAAGCGCGACGCCGAGCGCAAGCGCGAGGAGCGCGCCCGCGGCGCGTCAGCTGTCGACCACGGTGCCGACGGCCGGTTCATCCCACACCGGCAGCCATGATGTCCGCACGGACGTCCGCTGTGACTCGCTGCGGAGTCACCCGCTACCCGTCCCGTCCCGTCCCGTCCCCATCTTGTCTTCCATCGGTGGACCGATACTCTCATCTCGCGCGATGTCGGCCGGCGAGGCTGAATAGGTCATGACCAGGGACGACACGGCGGCGCTGGTCAACCTGCTGGTGTCCACCTGGCCCACCGGAGTGCGTGGTCACGTGTGGACCGACACGCTCAGCGAGCTCGACCACACACCAGCCCTCGCCACGTACCGCGCCCTGCGCGACCGGTCCGATCGCGCACCATCGGTCGCCCAGTTCCTCGCCGACTACCGCGAGCGAGTCGACACGACACACCGGCCAGCACGACGCCAGCCGCGCACCGACTGCGCACACTGCGGCGGCGACGGTGTCGTCGACTGCCTCGACGAACGTCGCCACGCCGCGCACTGCATCGCACCCGACGACTGCAACTGTCACGCCGTCGTGCCGTGCACGTGCGTCGAGCCAGCGCGACCACTGCGTGTCGAGCGACCCGAGCAGCTCGAGGTGTTCTGAATGACCGACACACCGCAGACCGACGAGACGTGGGTGCTGATGTCCACCGACGTGTTCAACAACGCCCGCAGCATCGGCACCATCCGACTGTGGAACGAAGCCATCCACGCCACACCCGACCAGATGGAAACCAACCCCGACATCCACCACCACCTCAACGCCGGCGGCATCGTCGTCATCCACTGCGAAGTCACCAACGATGAGTGACGAGCAGCTGTTCGAATCCGTCGTGCTCGGTCGATGCCCGTTCGTGCGCTGTGTAGCTGATGGCAACCTCGACGCCGCACGACGCATCGCTGCGGCGCCACCCGAACCCGCCGAACCCGTCGTGATCGACTGGCTCATCGCCGAAGCGCAGCGCCACCTGGAGGCCAGCCGTGGGTGTTGATCCGCTGTTCGATTCCCGCTGGTGTACCGAGTGCGGCGAACAAGGTGTCGCCTCGCCGTGGCAAGTCTGTGGGCTGTGCGGTGCCGAACAGATCGAACCGTTCCGACAGGGGTGGGACGAAAGTGACTGAGCAAGAACTGACCCCGATTTTTTCTGGGGCGCCCCACCCAGGACGACGTCCGGGGACCGTTTCCCCCCCTTTCCGGCTCGATGCGGCGTGATCCGGGCTGATCGGGCCATCCTGGGCTGATGCCTCGCCGGGGCTCGCCGTACGGGCCGGTCTACGAGCGGGAGCGACGTCGCCTGCTGGGCCGACCATGCGCGCTGCGACTGGTGTGCACTGGGTCGCGTTCGACGGAGGCCGATCATGATCCGCCGTTGGCCCGGCATCGTCACGTCGATGGCTCCGGGTGTTGTGTGCTGGTGCCGGCGTGTGGGCCGTGTCAGCGCCGTCAGGCGGTCGACCTGGCGAACGAGACCCGCCGTGGCGACGACCGCTTCGATGACGAGCTGCCCGAGCTGCCGGAGCCGGTCGGGTTCGACGTCGACGACGCGGTGTGGGACGTGGCCTGGCTCGACGATCTGCGCGACGTGCCGGAGAACGCGACGTGGCCACGGTTGATGACGGCGCCGCATCCGCGGGCGGTGGATTCGCTGGGCGCCGAGTTCGAGTGGTGGGTGCGGACGCGCACCGGTCGCCGGTTGCGCTGGTGGCAGCGGCTGGTGGCGCGCCGCCTGCTGGAGGTCGACGCCGAGCGGCGGCTGGTGTGGGAGTCGCTGCTGCTCACCCTGGCCCGCCAGCTCGGCAAGTCGTGGCTGCTGCGTGAGCTGCTGATGTGGCGGCTGCATCAAGGGGAGCGGTTCGGGGAGCCGCAGCTGATCGTGCACACCGGGATGACGTTGGTGGTGTGCCGTGACGTGTGGCGCCCAGAGGCGCTGTGGTGCAAGACGCAGGGTCGTGAGCTCTACGAGGTGCGTGAGGTCAACTCGCAGGAGGAGATCGAGTGGGTCGCTGACGGGTCGCGCTGGGTGCTGGCGTCGAAGGACGCCACGTACGGCAAGTCGTCGACGGTGGGTGTGGTCGACGAGGCGTGGAAGGTGAAGGCCGCCGCGCTCGACGAGGGCCTGGAGCCGACGTTGGTGGAGACGGCGCAGTCGCAGCTGCTGTTGGTGTCGACGGCGCACCGGATGGCGACGTCGCTGATGTTGGACCGGCGCGCTGGGGCGATCGCCCAGCTTGCCGACCCGGTCGATTCGGACCTGATGATCGAGTGGTCGGCACCACGCAACGCCGACATCGAGGACCGTGAGGCGTGGCGGCAGGCGTCGCCGCACTGGTCCGGGCGCCGGGAGCGGATGATCGCCAAGAAGGTCGCCCGAGCGCTGTCGGGGTTCGCCTCCGAGGACCCTGATGAACCGGACCCGATCCAGGCGGTGCGGGCGCAGTGGCTGAACATCTGGCCGGCCAAGCTGACCATCGCCGGCGCCGGCGAGGAGCTCGTCGACCTCGACTCGTGGCGGCTGGCGCGCCGCCCCGACCACGCCGTCGCCGGGCGGCTGTGGGTGGCGGTGGAGGACGACTACGGCCGCGGCGGCGCGGTGGCCGCGGTCGCCTCGCTCGGCGATGAGCTGTTCGAGGTCGACGGCTGGCTGTGCACGGACCGGGCAGCCGCGCTCGTCGAGGCCGCCGCGCTGGTCGATGCCCACCCCGGCGCGGCGACGCTGATCGTCGGGCCGTCGTTCACACCGCAGCGTGCCGTCGAACGTGCCGGCGCCGCCGAGACTCGGTTCGGGCTGCCGCTACTGCGCAGCCTCGTCGCTGGTGGTCGGCTGGTGCACGACGACACACCCGAGCTCGACGAGCAGCTCGCCATCGTCCGTGTGCGTGCCGTGTCGGGCGGACTCGCCCTCACCGGCGGGCAGCGAAGCGACCTCGTACGCGCTGCGGCGTGGGCGTTGCGGGCGGCGGTGGTGCGGCACCCGGCACCGGCGATCCATTGACCGCACGCGCCTATCCTCTGGTCGTCAGGATAGACTGACGGTATCACATGGAGATCCATCCCAAGGCGCGTCGGCACGGCGTCGACGACTACGACATCATCCACGCCGTGTACTACGCCATCCGGGCGATCGAACTGGACGACGAGCGGACCCTGCTCATCGGTCCCGACCCCGCGGGGCGGCTGTTGGAGCTGATCGCGGTCCGCATCAACCCCGACGACGAGCCGACCGTGATCCACGCCATGCCGCTCCGACCCACCTTCTTCCGCTATTTGTGAGGAACCCGATGACTCGCACCCGCACCACCAAGCGCAATCTCGACAACATGACCGACCAAGAGCAGGAGGCCTACATCGCCGAGTCCGAGCATCTGCTCGACGCGCTCGACCCCACGGCGATCGCAGCGGCCGACCACCTCGGGGACCTGCGTGCCATAAGGGCGATCAGCGACGACCTTGACTCGCTCGGCCGGCAGCTAGAGCGCGCAGTCGTGGATGCGCATCGCAGCGGTCGATCGTGGAGTCAGATCGCCAACGCTCTCGGCATCGCGAAGCAGTCGGCGCACGCCCGCTACGCCACCTTGGCCGCGGTCGACGAAGCGCTCGACCCGTAGGAGTCCTTGATGCCGTCGCGAGCGGTGTGCTAGCTCCGGCACCCACCGGCGCGTACGCTGATCTGTCGATGCACGAACGGACCACCTCGGCGGGTCTCGCCGTCGTTGAGCACCGCTCGCTACGCCCGCCGGTGACACCGAACGACACGGTGCCGCCCGAGTCCGATCCCGGCACGGTCGGTGTCGCTGACACCGTGATCCCCGGCGATCCGAACGGGGTCGGGTTCGACGAGTCGTGGGCGCAGCCCGGAGGTGTCTGGCCACCGTCGATCATCCGGCCGTCCGCCTGGTCCGGTTGGCCCGGCGAGTGGGACACCCCGAACTGGTGGGGCCGCACCGACCCGCTGACCGACCTCGCCTGGGCCTGCGTCGACCTCAACGCGTCCGTGCTGTCGACGATGCCGCCGTACCTCGTGAACGCCGCCGAGTCGCTCGACGCCACGTGGATCGACAACCCCGACCCCGACCTGTACACGTCGTGGGAGGAGTTCGCCAAGCAGCTGTTCTGGGACTACCAGCTCGGCGAAGCGTTCGTGTTGCCGACGGCGTGGTACTCACCCGGCTACCCGGTCGGCTGGCCGGCCCGGTTCCATGTCGTCGAGCCGTGGATGATCGAGGTCGACATCGACGGCGACGGGATGCGCCGCTACACGCTCGGCACCCGTGACGTCACCGACATGATCCTGCACATCCGCTACACCAGCCGACGTAGCGACGCTCGCGGGCATGGCCCGCTTGAGGCCGGCCGGGCCAGGCTGATCGCGGCGCGGATGCTCGGCCGGTACGCCGCCAACTTCGCTGCCGCCGGTGGCGTCCCCAACGCCGTCCTGAAGCATCCCGACGAGCTCACCGCCAAGCAGTCGTTCGATCTGCAGATGCAGTGGGTGCAGTCACGGATGCAGTCGATGGGGCTGCCGGCGGTGCTGTCGGGCGGGGTCGAGTTCGAGACCGTCACCCTGTCACCCCGTGACATGGCGCTCACCGACCTGTTGCAGCTGACCGAGTCGCGCATCGCCGTGCTGCTCGGTGTGCCGCCGTTCCTGATGGGCCTCCCGTCGGGTGGCGACTCGATGACCTATAGCAACGTGTCGTCGCTGTTCGACTACCACTGGCGTGCCGGGCTACGCCCGAAGGCGCAGACGGTGATGCAGGCGTTGTCGCAGTGGGCGCTACCACGCGGCACCCGTGTCGAGGTCAACCGTGACGCCTACATCCAGCCCGGCCCGCTCGAACGGGCGCAGACCTACGCGACGTTGCACGGCATCGTCGACAACGGCGCCCCGGCGATCACCGTCCCCGAGGTCCGCCTCGCCGAACGGTTCGACACGCCCGCCACGACCGCTCGACCGGGAGTGCTGACATGACCGAGATGCTCGTCCGTTCCGCCGCCGCGCCGGCCGAGGTGCGCTTCGCTGAACGCGAGATCGACGTCGTCGCCATTCCCTATGAGACGCCGACGGACATCATCGAGCGCGGCCGGATGTACGTCGAGACGATCGGCCGTGGCTCGTTCGGCAACGTCGGGTCAAGGGCCGAGCGAATCAAGGTGCTGCGCGAGCACAACCCGCTGATGCCGATCGGCCGGTGCAGGCAGATCGACCCGACCCCGCTCGTCGGGCTGCTGGCGACGCTGCGCATCTCACCGACCGACCTCGGCGACGAGACGCTCGTACTCGCCAACGACGGTGTGCTCGACGTGTCCTGCGGCATGTCGTCCCAGGGCGGCGACCACTGGGACCGGTCACGCAGCCACGTGCGGCGCACCAACCTGCGACTGCACGAGATCAGTCTCGTCGCACTGCCCGCCTACGAGGCCGCCCAGGTGCTCACCGTCCGCTCGACGCAACCAGAAGACCTCGTCTACGCCCAGCTGGCGACGCCGATGCTCGACGAGGTGCGCGCCTGGATCGCCGACACGCGCTACCATCCCGGGCCGAACACGTAGCGCACGCCGAGACCTCCCGTTGAAGACAGCTCGCAAGGGCTGGCCGGGGGCCGATGTGGAGGCGTCCAGACCCGGAGGTCTCGACATGCCCGCCACCGACGTCATGCTCGCCGATCTGCAACGCGAGTCCGACGAGCAGAACGCCTTCATCGATCAGCTCGTCGACGGTGCCCGCGGTGAGGGCCGCGAGCTCAACGAGCACGAGCTCGGGCTGATCAACCGCAACCGGGAGGCGTTGACTCGAATCACGGCGCAGATGCTGCCGTTGCAGGAGGCGTCGAGGGTGCAGGAACGGTCCCGTCAGGTGCACGCCGACATCGCCGCCGACGCCGCCAACCGTGCCGCTCGGGCAGATCGCGTCCGCAACGGCACATCAACGCCGATCGAGTACCGCTCGGCCGGGTACTACATCGCCGACCTGATCCGCTCCGGGCTCGGCGACGTCGGCGCCGGCGAACGGATCGAGTACTTCAACCGGGCCGCCGCCCACCAGACCACCAGCGACAACCCCGGTCTTCTGCCGGAGCGGCTGCTCGGCACCATCCTCGGAGAGCTCGACTTCAATCGGCCGCTCGTGTCGGCGGTCGGACCGCAGCAGCTGCCGTCGGGGTCGTGGTCGCGGCCACGGATCACGCAGCACACCCAGGTCGGTGTGCAGACCGCGGAGAAGACTGAGCTGGCGTCACGCAAGATGATCATCGGCAAGGTGCCGCTCGACGCTGACACGTACGGCGGCTACGTCAACGTGTCCCGCCAGAACATCGACTGGACACAGCCGCAGGTCGTCGACATCGTCATCGGTGACCTCACCAACGAGTACGCCTTCGAGACCGAAGAGGCCGCCGGTGTCGCTCTCGCCGCCGCCGCGGTCGCTGGCCCGGCGCTGCCGGCGACACCGACGGCGCAGGACGTCACCGACGCCCTGTGGGCTGCTGCCGGTCTGGTGTTCGCCAACATGTGGGCGCAGCGCCGGCCGATGGGCCGCCTGATCCTCGCCGTCGCCCCGGACATGCTTGCGCTGCTCGGTCCGCTGTTCCCCGGCGTCAACCCGCAGAACGCCCAGTCGACGGGCATGTCGGCGGGTCTGTTCGGGGAGGGTCCGGCGCCGGCCGTGTCCGGCATCACGCCGGTGGTGTCGGGTGCGCTCGCTGCCGGCACGGCGCTGGTGATGTCGTCCAACGCCGTCGAGGCGTACGAGGACCGCATCGGTGCGCTGCAGGTCGTCGAGCCGTCCGTGCTCGGCGTGCAGGTCGCCTACGCCGGGTACTTCGCCTTGCCGATCCTGGAGCCGACCGGCGTCGTCGAGATCACCAAGACGCCGTAATGAGCGACTGGATGCAGCCGAACAAAGAGGCCGTCGGGGTCGGCCCGGTCGTCGACCGACGCGGTGAGGAGCCAGAGCCCGATTCGCCGACTGGTGTCACCGCCGGCACGCCCGGCGCGTTCACACCTGACGGCTCGACAGTGCCAGCCACGATCGGCGACCTGCGCGCCCTCGACCTGCTCGACGCCGAAACCGACGAGGCGTGGGAAACGGACGAGTACATCGTCATCGGCTCGGGCAACGTGCACTGGAACGGCGACGACTGGGCGATGGGCGCCGCGCCGTGACCGACGTCGCCGCCCCGGCGGTCAACGTGTGGGACCTGACCGCGGTCGCCGCCGAGGCGATGGCCGCGCTGCGCCTACGCGACGGCGACGTCGACCAGGGT